TCCCATCCTCTCTACTAGTTCTCATCCCCGCCGCCATATTGGGTGTGTGCGCGGCGGTCATGGGCAGCAGGGCGAGCAGCGCGGTTGACGCTGCTCGCCTTGCAACCCGCGACTTAAAAGCCACATCAGAAACCAGGCTATGAAAAATCTCCTCGGCCCCGCGATGGGTCCATATCAGCAATATCTCCGCGCATCCGACGAGGAGCTTCGGCAGTCCATCAGAGACTTGGCTGGGGCCACGAATGCAACCGCCCTAAATCGAATCGCTATGGCGGCGATTCTGCTCCGCGAGCGGCGGGAGTCGCGGGAGTTGAACGCGAGAATGACGGCAGCACAACCGCTGAACTAAAATAAACGCATACATAAAGCCCATAAGCCATGATCCCCAGCCCCATCCTCAGAATCCTCTCCGCCGAATTGGTTGTCGGATGCACCGCCTCGTTTTGCTCGCTCCATGAGCGAGTCGCGGTCGAAGACACCGACATGGAGGAGATCGAGGACCGAGCCTTGGAGTCAGCAGGCTTCACCGAGGATGGCATATGCCCGACTTGCGCGGCAGAGCAGGCGCGGGAGGATGCGGGAGACAAGGCGATGCGGGAGGAAAAAGAATCTTAAAACCATGACCAGAGACGAATTAATAAAAACGGCGAATCGAATGCAGGACCACGGAGGCACATTTGTTCGAAAGCTTGGCGAGTTAATCCCTTTAGCCGACAGCATCAACCTACAAGCGATACAGGCCGGATGGCCCGAGTATTTATACACTTACGGTCCTGGGTGCATGTTTGACCACGACGAGCCGACCCCCGAGGAGCAGGCGGAGAAGGCGGCTTGCGAGGCCGAGGACACGATGGACTTTCTGAAACACGAACAACCATGACCGGCTCAGAACTACGCGACCGCATCGCCCTAGCGCGGGAGGCCATCGAGAATAACATCAGGGAGTTTGATGATCGCATCGCCGGTACCGGATGGGGCATCGGATTCGACAAAGGGGTCGTCTCCGGCCTCGCCCTCGCCGCCAAGCTGATCGACGGCGCGACTCAGGCGAAGAAACAGGGGAATCTAACAGAATGAAAACATCGCAAGAAATCGACAAGATAACGCCCGCCCTCATCGCGGCGCAAACCAACTTGGAGCCAGTCATCAAAGACACTGACAACGCGTTCCTCAAAACCAAATATGCGACGCTGATATCGGTCCACAAGGCCGTCATCCCCGCATTTAGGGCGCAAGATTTGATCTTTGTGCAAGGGGGCGACAGCCTCGCCGATAACAGCCTCGGACTGACCACTAGGCTCCTCCACAAGTCCGGCCAATGGATGGAGATGACTTGCCCTCTCCCTCTGTCCAAGCAAGGGGGGCAAGAGTTGGGGTCCATGATTACCTACGGACGCAAGTATGCCGTCCTCGCATTTGCTGGTGCCGCGCCTGAAGATGACGACGGCAACGCCGCGAGCGAGATTGCCGACAGCAAGAGGCGGGACAAGGACTCGTTAACGGCTTTGACCCCCACCCAATCCAAGGAGATCGAAAACCTGAGAGGAATCCTTGATGCCGACGAGAACAAGATGAAGGCCACCGCGTTGCGGCACTCTAACAACAGGACCGATTCGGTGGAGGCTTTGATGAAGACAGAGGCGGTCAGTTTGATCGCGGCGATGAGAAAAGCAGCAGAAGGGAAATCAATATGAGCGAGAAACCAAACAAGACGACAATAGAGGGAACCGTGATCGTGATCGGGGAGTTGCAGGAATTTGCCAGCGGGTTCGTTAAGCGCCTGCTCGTGGTGAAAACCGACGAGGAAAAGTATCCACAGACAATCCCCGTCGAGTTCGTGAAGGACCGCACCAAGACGCTTGACGCCTTGAGCGTTGGCGATTGGGTCCGCGTGGATGCCGACATTCGCGGCAACGAATACAACGGGAAATACTACTGCAACATCACGGGATGGCGGATCGAGGACAAGGACGGGCGGGAGTTCTCATCGAGGACGCCGCGAGATCAAGCCCCGGCCGCAGCGCCTCCCGAGGAAGACGACAACGATTCACTGCCCTACTAATATGACCATGAAACACCTGGACAAAAAATCGGGCGCGATCATCCGCGCCATCAAGGCGAACGATCCGCAACAGATCGGACTGAGCCAATCGGCCCAAGTGCTTTGCATGTCGGACAACTTATGGAATCGCCGCACTGTCGGGCGAGTCCTCGGCCGCATGATAAAGCGCGGGCTGATCCGCCGAATCAAAAACGGGGTGTTTGCGCTCCCCAAGGAGGTGGAGGCATGAGCGAGACCGAAGGCCTCCTCCGCGAAATCTCCACCTCCCCGGTTTTGTCAAACGGCGACGACGAGAGAGTTAGCGTGAGCGTGTCCCGCGAGACGTGGGATCAGTTGGTGGAGGCGCTGGAAAAATCCGAGGCCGCTCTTGCGGACCTGGGGGCCTGCGCCGACCCCGATTGCGAGGCGCTTAATTGCAACCACGCTCTGTGCTCTGTTAGGGCATCCCTTGCCGCCTCAAAACATCGAGGAGGACGTCAAATCAATTTCCCCGACCAGTCCCCCGCATGACCATCACCCTCCCCGTCCCCGTTAAAGCGCTCCGGGCCAACTTTGGGCATGGCCACTGGGCAGCAAAGCACAAAGCCGCTAAGACGGCCAAGGAATTGTCCCGCATCCTCACCCTCGCCGTCCCCGTTGCCGACCGTTGCCGACCCTGGCGTGGCTATTCGATCCTCGCCCACACCGCCGCCCGATGGGACATCGACAACATCCACTCCGCCTGCAAAGCCTACCTCGACGGCATCGCCCTGGCCCTCGGGGTTGACGACAAGGAATGGGATCTCATCGGAGATCCCGCCATAGCCAACCCCATCGACCGCAAAGCCCCGCGATTTGAAATAACCCTCCACCCTCGACCCCCTGCCCCCTGCCCCCTGCCCCCTAGGGCCGGAAGCGTGACGCCGCACCGATACATGCAGGACGGGGCGCGGCGTGATCTGCGATCAACCAAGAAGCCCCGGCGATGATCCCCCCGAGTCTCATCCGGGGGCTTGTTATGCAAGGATCTGGGGTTCATGAGCAAAAAGACCGATCAACAATCAACCAACCTAACTATGACAAAACAAGACACCAAATTGACGGAATACGATTCATTTATCAATGCAAAAACAAAGCGGGCGCAGTCCTACGGATTTGAGCCATACCCGATCACCGCTCCATTGTTCGGATGGCAGGCGCACGTCACAGAGTGGACAATCCGCAAGGGCCGCGCAGCTCTCTTTGAGGACTGCGGACTTGGAAAGACAATCCAGCAGCTTGAGTGGGCGCATCAGTGCGTGCAACATACGGGTAGGAGTTCATTGATCCTCACCCCGCTTTCCGTCGCGCATCAGACGGCGAACGAGTCAAAGAAGTTCGGGATAAATGCCCAAGTTGCAGAATCAAACGACGATATTACTGGCGTCGGGATATGGATCACCAACTACGAGAAGCTTGACAAATTCGACTGCTCGCAGTTCGCCGCAGTTGCGTTGGACGAGTCCAGCATCTTGAAAAACTTCACTGGCAAGATGCGAAAGACGCTCACCGACACCTTCGCGGAAACCCCCTACCGCCTATGCTGCACCGCGACGCCATCACCCAACGATTATACCGAGTTCGGGCAGCATGCCGACTTCCTTGGTGTCTGCTCACCCGCGCAAATGCTGGCGACGTTCTTTATTAACGACACGTTCAACACTGGCGATTGGCGTGTGAAAAAGCATGCGGAAATGGAATTCTGGAAATGGGTGGCATCATGGGCAGCGTGTATCGGGAAACCATCAGACATCGGATTTGATGATGACGGATACATTCTCCCTCCGCTCAACATGGAGACCATCATCGTAAACGTCGATGAGGTTGCCGACGCTCAAGGCGGGGAGTTGTTCCGACACTCCACGCTTTCCGCGACCACCATGCACAAGGAAATGCGGATGACTTCCCCGCGACGGGTTGAGGAGGTTGCAAAGCTCGTCAACGAATCGGATGAATGCTGGATTGTCTGGTGCAATACCAACGACGAATCGGGGCAACTGGCAAAGGCTATCCCCGACGCCGTGGAGATTAAGGGCAGCAACACCAATAAGCAAAAGGAGTCCGCCGCAGATGGATTTGTGGACGGATCAATCCGAGTCCTTATCAGCAAGAGTGGGATCTTTGGCTATGGTATGAACTGGCAACACTGCCACAACGTCGCATTCGTTGGGTTGTCCTATTCATTCGAAGACTTCTATCAGGCGCTCCGCCGCACATACCGATTCGGGCAAACCAAAACCGTCAACGCCTACATCGTCCAAGCGTCCACTGAGGGCGCGATTCTCAGGACCGTCAAACGCAAGATCAACCAACACAAAGAAATGCAAGAGAAGATGAAAATTGCCGCCGAGGCATTCAAGGATTCAACCATGAAAGAACTGACTATGAAAAAAGACATCAACACAGCAGAGGGAGACGGATGGCAATTACACCACGGCGATTGCGTCCGAGTAGCGCAACAAATGCCCGACGAGTCCGCGGACTTTTGTGTGTTCTCGCCACCGTTCGCGGACCTGTTCACCTACTCGAATGACCTGCAGGACATGGGCAACTGCTCCGACTTGGACGAGTTCAAGGAACACTTCAGGATCCTCGTAGCCGAGATTGAGCGCGTGATGGTTCCCGGCCGCGAGGTGGCGGTCCATTGCGTTGACCTGCTATCGACGAAGTGGAAGCATGGGAAGATTGAGTTTCAGGATTTCAGCGGCGAGATCGTCCGCATGTTTTGGGATCACGGCTTTCTTTTCCATTCGAGGATCTGCATTTGGAAATCACCAGTCACCGAGATGCAGCGCACCAAGGCGCACGGTTTGCTTTACAAGACGCTAAAGGCCGACTCATGCGACAGCCGAGTGGGATGCGCGGACTATCTGCTCGTTTTCCGCAAGCCAGGGGTCAACCCCCGCCCCGTCGTCAAGGATCCGAATCAATACCCCGTCGATCTCTGGCAGGAAGTGGCCAGCCCCGTTTGGATGACTATCGACCAAGGCAACGTCCTTAACAAGCATGGTGCGAGGGACCACGCCGACGAGCGGCACATCTGCCCGTTGCAGCTCGACGTTATCGAGCGGGCGGTTGTCCTGTGGAGCAATCCCGGCGACCTTGTATGGAGCCCGTTCGCGGGAATCGGCAGCGAGGGATACAAGGCGCTGCAACTGGATAGGCGATTCGTTGGTAGCGAGCTGAAAGAGTCCTATTTCAATCAGGCGAGCGCAAACCTCGCCAACGCCAAGGCGCAACTGACGCTGCTGTGACCGAACCCATGAACAACATGAGCAAATCCCAACTGGAGGCATTCGACGACATGACCGCCGACCGCGACCGATGGCGCGACCGATTCGAGAAGCTCGACC